GATAGGAAGATCACTCTCCGTCTAAATAAAGGGCTTGCAGAGGCTCCGAATACGAGCGAGGGTGATTTCACCTTGACGGGATAAAGATGGCTGAGAATCGATCACAGAGCCAAGGAGAGGCATTGCAGAGGGAACACAGACTCCTATTCTTCACGCCGTGCGAGTGCTGCGGCGAGAACTACCATTCAAATGAGGTTTACGTCGTGCTGCCTCCGCCCCTAACACCGGGGCTCGTCGAGATGACCGCCACGGGCTCCACCAACCCCACCGACCACTGGATCGAACTGATCCGAATGCAACAACAAATGCTGGGCGAACATCTCTGCGCGGAGTGTGATGCCGGAATTAAGGAGCTTATGAATGGCAAAGAGTAACGCCGAACACGGCAAGGCACTCCGCGAGCGTACCGTCGCCGTGCCAACAGAACTCGACGAGGAGGGCCTGCCTCTGATCGTTCAGCCACCCGCCGGTATTGGCTGCAAGATGGAGCCAAAGAGATATCAGAACATCGTGCTGGACTTGGCGTCTGGCATGTCCATTCTGGACGTAGCCGAGAAACACTCCGTAGGCTCAAGCACCGTCCACCTCCTTCGCAAGCGACACGACGATATCTGCCCCGGTCACCGCAAGGTGATGAACCAAAAGATGGAGGAGATGAAGGAACAACTCATCGCATCTATGCGAGGTGACTTGGAAGACGGGAGGATGCCGAGGGGAATTAAGCCGTTGGCCTTCGGTATTATTTCAGACAAGCACGCTGCATCGGAGGCTAATGGAGTGGTGCGTCATGCCCACCTACACGCCTTTGTCCCCCAAACGGAGGTGACCTCGATGCTCGACGGCCTCGCTGCCCCCAAAGAGGACAAAAAGTCCTCTCATTCGACCGAAAAGGCCCACAAAACCGGCCCAATCATCGATATCAGCCCAAATTCAGCCCAAAACGACCCCGAATCAGCCATAAAAAGCGAAGGGGGGGAGGGGGGTGCCGATAGCGATTTGAGTGAACGCTTGACGGATAAGCCCACCTAGATTTTTTTGTGCAATGCCCCCCACCAAATCCACCAATGACGGCATGACACCAAGTTTTTATGGTTTTGGTAGGGAGAATGACGGCATGACACCAAGTTTTGTATGTTGGGGGGGCCGGTGATTGTGGAAAAGCGGGTTCCCGCCCACGGAGAACTCAAAAACTTGGTGTCATGCCGTCATTGTCGCATAAAACATAGGATATACTCACCATGACACCCGAAACTACGATTATTTCCAACAGCAACCTTGCTCGCCCGCAATTATTGGCGATGAGGCGGGGCAAATTTGAGGAGGGGCTCCATTGGAGGCGGAACAAGGCTCGCCGTGGGCGGGTTGAGTGGACGATGGAGGGCGTGGCGGGATTGGCTGCGGAGGTTGGGGTGGAGATCGGGGATTTGGTTCAGATTGAGGATGGAGTTTTGGCGGGTATTGTGACTTGGGCGGGGTATCCGAATAGTACGATGATTCAAGCGAAGTTGGAGGGGGTTGAGGGGCGAGTTTTGGTAAAAGTCAGAGATGCTCGGCTGTACATGCCGGGGATGAAATGTGAAGTTAGGAGGAATGGTGAGCGAGGATGGATGGAATCCAAACGGCCACGAAGTCGCGGGCGGTTGGTTTAGCAAGAGGCCGAGCATTGGTACAGCGGGGCATGGCGACCCTCAGTCTGTCCATGCGGGGGAAATGAATGCGGCGCTGGACAAGTGGCTTGCGAAGCGAGGGCTGAGTGGGAATGGCCGTCGAAAGAGAAGCGGCAGAAAACTTAAACAATAACAATAACTACTGGCCGTGACTAGAGGCGTGGGAGAACCGCGCACGGGCATCTCATAAGGGGACTGTTGTAGTTCGCAGTTCCTTCTTTCGAGCCTTGTTGAACACACGGCCAGTAGCTTTTAAATTTGATTGCGACACCGAAAACAGCCGACGAGTTGATGGAGGCAGTTCTGGCGTGGCCCCCTGCACAAGCCAAGGGCATCACTCGCGATAGCATCACCAAGTGGGTGGAGGAGCGCGGGAGTGATTCCGTGGGGGCTGATCTCGTGGCCATCTATGGGCAGATGCAGACTAGTGTGCTTGATCCGTACACTCATTGTTGGATTCCACAGCATTGGTTGGATGCCAAGAAGTTGTTGGAGGATAATGATCGAGTGTTGATCAGTGGCGGCAATCGGTCTGGCAAGTCGATGTTCAGTTCGTGGTGGGTGATGCATATGTTGGCTGAGAAGCCGGAGAGTAGGATCGCCGTATTCTCGATGACGGCTCAGTCGAGTGTGAGGGATCAGCAACCGGCCTTGTGGCAGTTCATGCCTCAGATGTATAAGAATTTAAAGCGGTCGCAAGTGGAGAACATCCGGTTCACGCAAAAGAATGGTTTCACGGACAACACCTTTATTTTGCCGAACGGTTCTCAGCTTTGGGCCATGCAATATTCTCAAGCCCCGGACAGTCTGGAAGGTTCTGAGCTCGACGCCGTTTGGTTTGACGAGCTTGTTCCTCATCATTGGGTGGAGACGGCTGAGTACCGTTTAACGACTCGCCGTGCGTCTCGCAAGACCGGCAAGTTATTGATCAGTGCCACTCCGATCACGGGGTGGACTCCGGTCGTGAATGACTTTGTGGCTGGGTCGAAGGTGATCGACACGAGACCGGCACCGTTGTTGAACAACGCCATGGCCGTCCCCGGTTGCCGCCCCGGCGAGATGCCGTACATGGCCGACTGCCTCCGTCCGAAGAGCAAGGTGATATGGTTTCACACCGAGATGAATCCGTGGCAAGACCCGGATGAATTTGAGCGGACGTTGGGCGGTGAGAGCACGATCAATATTCGGATACGGGCATATGGTTATTGTGAGAAATCTACCGGCAATTGGTTTCCGAAGTTCAGCAATACTCATATTATTAAACACGAGGATGTGCCGGTGGAGGGAACCAATTACATGTGTGTCGATCCGGCGGGATCGAGGAATTGGGCGGTGTTGTGGCTTCGAGTGGACAGTGCCAATCGGATGTATGTTTATCGTGAGTGGCCGGACAAGGACACCTACGGCGAGTGGGCGGTTGCGGCTGACAAGGTTGAGGGCGCGATGGGGCCAGCGCAGAAACCGGAAGGTCGCGGCATTGGCGAGTACAAGGAAATGTTTCTTGAGTTGGAGGACGGCGAGGAGATCGAGGAGCGGCTGATTGATCCCCGTGCGGGCGGCACTCCGGCGGCGACGAGGGAGGGAGGCCAGACATTGATTGATTTGTTGGGCGAGGAGTCGAATGAGATGTGGTTCGTTCCCGCGCCGGGGCTGACCATTGAGCAGGGCATCGGCCAGATCAATGATGTTTTAAACTATAACACCGATGAGCCGGTGAGCATTGTCAATGAGCCGAGGTTGTTAATCAGCGAGCGGTGTGGAAACTTGATTGATTGTATGCAAAACATTTCGAGTGCGGGTGGGGAGAAAAACAAGTTTAAAGATTTTACCGATGTCCTTCGGTATATGACAACTCATGAACCAATCCATGTTGACGAAAAAACCTATGCAGCGGTCGGCGGCGGGAGCTACTGACTGGCCCCCTCTTTTAACACTGTCACAAGCGGTGTTGATGACGGGGCTGGCCGCTAAATACATTCAAAAGATTCGCCGTGCCGGGGTCATTCCCGTGTATAAACTGCACGGAGGAACCCAACACCGATACCATCGCGATGAACTTTTAAAGCACCTTGGATTATGATTGAAAAGAATCTGACCGTGTTCGCGGCTGAAGGGAGAAGCGAGTTGATGGAAGCGGTGATGGATGAGTTGCGGCTGTTCGAGGAAACGGAGGTGGCCCAAGCCATTGACGCATCGGTCGAGGGAGAGCAGCGAGCCTACGCTTGCGGGAAGGCATCGGCCCTTGGTGAGTTCCGCCAACATCTGCTGGATTTACGCCGTCAAGCCATGGGAGAGCGGGAGATGCTCGCCTTACCATCGAAAGCAGTGAATAAGTAAGGCTTGGCTTTGGGCGGAAGTGTGGTATCCTCTTGGCGGGTTCAGGGAAACCCGTTTACTAAATCGAAAGGAAAATATGAAGTCAAAAATCAAGAAGGGGTTTACATTCTACAGAACCCCTCCCCCGCGAGGGATGGTCTACCGCAAGGTAGGTGAGACAGTGGCCCTTGACGGGGCTGAGTACGTCATCGAGAAGGTGACCGAATCGTCGGCCACATGTCGTGTGAGCAAGCCTCGCAAGGTGAGCTACACGGACACGGCCACCGGCAAGTTGGTCGAGTTCACGGCCCGACCCACCCGCTTCGCCCACATCAATTCATTGAGAGAGAGGGGGGCAAAATGAACGTCCTCGTCCACACCCAATGTTTGGAGAACTACAGCGACGACGAGAAGCCGTGGTGGAAGTTTAAGGGGGGCCGACTCATTCTTGTTACTGGGTGTGAGAAGGACGCGAATGCCGTCGCCTTCGTGATCGCCAAGCTGCAACGGCACGGTCTTGTTAATCCCTATTGGATCGAGACGCCCCGCCACTGGGAAGTGGTTGCGGATGATTTTGATTTTGAGCCCTTGGAGGTAGATGACCGAGGTGCAACAGTATGGGAGTATGAAATTATCTCTTTAACCCAACAAGAACAACCAACAGAAAGAACAAAATAATGAAAGGAATAATGATCCATTGCGGAGGCAAATATGTTTCCTACGACGAACTACGGAAGGTCGAGACGCCTCGCGCAACGAGGTCTTGGAATCCCTATCCGTATCACCGGCTCGTGGACTCAGTGCAGAGTCTGCTTGGGGAACACGACCTCCGTTCCGTGCATCACAAGTATGCGATCAGCCGCGACGGCGACCGCTTCTTTGGACTGATGCAGATTCGGAATGGGGTGGACAGCGACGACTACGGCAACGTGCTGGGCCTCCGCGCCTCGCACGACAAGAGTCTCTCTACGGAGTTGGCTGCTGGCACTGGCGTCTTCGTTTGCGATAACATGTCCTTCTGCGGAAGCGAACAAGTCAAGCGGAAGCACACCACCCATGTGGAGCGCGACTTGAAGAAGGTCGTGGGGAAGGCACTGGCAGCGTGTGCCAGCCACTGGGTAGACCAAGCCAAGCGCATCGAGGTCTACAAAGAAACGAAGCTCTCTCGCAAGAGTGTGCATGACATCGTCGTTAAGGCGATGTTGGCTGGGGCCATCCCCAACACCAAGGTGCCAGAGGTGCTGGCTGAATACGAGAATCCGACTTACGAGGACTTCCGTCCACGCACGGGCTGGTCGCTTCACAACGCCTTCACCGAGGTGATGAAGAAGAACCAGATGAGGTTGAACTTGGTGCAAGATCGCACCCTCCGCCTCACCGGACTATTGGATCAAGAGTTGGGAGTGCATCTGGCGAAGAAGTAATCCAACCCCAACTCGACACCACAGAGGGAGCCTCACCGCTCCCTCTTTTTTTATTTGTGGGACAATAACTGCGACAAGAAATAGTCTCCTCGGAGTTGTTGTCCGCTAATGGTTCTTGACAAGCCCTTTGCCCCATTACAAATCTTCAGTCCAATAAGGCCCAATAAGGCCCGCCCTGCCTCAATCGGCTTTTAAACCTTTCCCCCTCCCCTTTTAATCGGTCAAACATGGTGCGGCGAGATGTTTATCGGTGTCCCTCGCTTCGACTAATTAAACCGAGGAGAAGGACTGACCGACTTGTAGGTCTTAAAACAAATCATGGCAACGGAAGAAGGCGGGCAAACGGAACAGCCCCAGAAAGAAGAAACCGTGGAAATAGCAAACACCGCCGAGGATTTGGCGGAAGTGTTAAAAGCTATGGAACTGGAGGAAGTTCCTACTGAGATCGCGCCCAACGAAGCTCCCGCTGAAGCGGCTGCGGAGGAAGGCGAGAAACCAGAGGACGTTCCCACAGAACCAGAAGAAGCAACCGAAGAGGAAGCAGAAGCTGAACCGACTGTCGATGAATCGGCAGAAGTGGAACAAGCGGATAACCTTCCTCGCGGGGTTCAGAAACGAATAGACAAGCTGACCGCCCGAACCAAGGCCAAGGACGAAGAGTTGGAGGCCAAGGATGGGGAGATTAAATCTCTCAAGGGACAGCTTGAGGAGGCGGGCGAAAAAGGGGATGCCCCGCCACCATCAGTTTCTGATCCGAGCAATCCCTTTCGTCATCTGAAGACGGCGGAAGAGGTTCAACGCGAGGAATTGAAGACTGAAAGTGTGCTGGATTGGTGTGACGACCATTCAGAGGGTGCACTAGTGTCAGAAAAAGATGGCACTGAAAGCGAGTACACGGCAGAGGATGTTCGTGAGATTCGGAAGAAGGCGAGAAGGGCATTGAGCCGTCAGTTGCCAGCGCAACGGGAATGGATCAATGAACATAACGCCGCCGAGCCTTACGCCAACGAATCCTTCCCTTGGTGGAAGGACAAAGCCTCAAGCGAGTACCAAGCAGCAGTCGCGGTTATGAAGGAGTTCCCAGAGGTGATGCGGTTCTCGGGCTACCGAATCTCTGTAGGAGATTTAGTAGAAGGGATGAAGCTGCGAGTAAATAAGCAGCAAGCGGCAAAGGGTAAGGGGAAAAAGAAAGCCCCTCCCAAAGCCCCGGAGCAACCATCAGCACCGGCAGCGGAACCCGCTCCGGTGGATTTGAAGACAGCCCGTTCAGCCTCTGCCCGCCAACGGTTAAATGCAACTGGATCAGTGGACGACCTCGTTGAAATTATGAAGACTTACGAAACGTAAGCCTTCCATTTAAAGAAAGGTGTAACCATGGCGTTACTATTAGAAGCGACTACTCAAGTCGGAAAACGCGAAGACCTCGCTAATTATGTGTCGCAAGTCGATGCTCACAACACTCCGGTGCAATCACTTGCTCGCAAGGGACTCAAGCCGGGAAATTCATTGATGTCGTGGCAGGTAACTGCGCTCGATTCAGTGACCAATACTGGGACGGTAGATGGCGTTGACGTAACTACTTACGATTCCAACGTCCGTGCACTCTGTCAAAACCATTGCCAGATTTACCGTCTGAGCACCAGAGTGTCAAACTTGGCTCAGGACTTGAGCGTGGTCGGTGGGGTGAAAAATGAATTAGCCTTCCAGACTGCTCACAAATTGGTGGAAATCAAACGCATGATGGAGCTTTCGTTCTGCTCGACCCAAGCCCCCCAAGCGGACAACGGCACCGACACTCCGTACATGACCAGAGGTCTGGCTAACTGGATTAGCACGTCTGCCGGTTCGTATCTCCCAACGCCAACGGGTTTTACAACCCCGGCAACGAGCATCGAGACCACTGCCACAACGTCAAATATAACGGACTCACATATACAAGATGTTTTGTCTAGTATATTTGCGGAGACGGGAACCATATCTGACTATGATATGCCGATTGGCCGCACTCTAAAGAGAGCGTTCACGGATCGCCTTACCGGCGTCCGCACGGCTGAGTCGGCAGCGGATATCGGAATCACGGCAACCCAAGCGCGGACGTTTAGCCCGCAAAAGGGTCGCTCCGTTGAGTTCCGAGTGGATACGTTCACTGGCGACTTCGGCACAATCCGACTTCATCCGTCGAATTGGCTGGACGACCAAAAGGACGGGCTAGCACTGCTAATGTCAGACTGCGAGGTCAGATATGCAGAATTGCCCTCGATTTCGGCCTTGCCTGATTCGGGCGGGGGGCCGATTCGACAGGTGCGCGCCGTGGCCGCGCTGGTACTGAAAAGTGCCGGTTTGAACCAAGGTATGTTTAATCTTGGCTCGTAAGCAGTCATGCTCGAACACGCTCTTGATTCGTTGCCCGCAGATGAACGCCGCATGGTCGGTGAACATCTGCGGGCGCGAGTCATCAGCGATTTAAATGGCACCTACGACGGGGCCAAGCAGATAGCCAAGGACAACCACAACACCGAGTACCGCACGATGGATGGTGTTGGTGAGATGACGTCTAGTATCGATTCACGGAGCTACCATTATTGGGCACAGAAAGAACCCGGATGCTGGTCAGACCCAAAGTTTAATAAAGAATACTTGCGCGACAATCCAGAGGCTCGCGTGAAGTCGAAGTCGGGAAAGATTCAAGTGGGATACACTGGCGATGGATTTATGCGTTACCGCACCGGACGTAAGGTGAAGGTTTACTAAAAGGTTTACTAAAGAACATGAAGGATAAGCTGGCCAAGGCGTGGATCAACCCGGACGTTAATGAGCTAGTGGCGGAATACCGCCGTGCTCTTGATGAAGGGCAGACAATCCAGAAGATTCGCGATGCGGAAGACATCCGCTACACCAAATGGGCGGGGCAAGACTCCTCTGGAAAAAAATGGAGCAAGAATCTTTCAGAGAGTGCATTTCCATTTGACGGTGCCTCCGATACTCGCATCCCTCTCGCTGACCAGATCATAAACGACACGGTCGATATACTCGCCACTGCCCACAGCCGCGCACAGCTTCGCGTCAGCGGCACGGAGACCAACGACGGTGAGGCATCAGCCGCCGCCACCACCTTGGTGAACTGGGCTCGCAACCGTCTTCACAATGATTTAATCCGCGAGGTTGAACTGCTGGCCAACTATCGTGAAACCTACGGATGGACATGTGCCTTTGTCGGTTGGGATCAACAGTCAACCTTACGCACTCAAAAGCTGACGATGGAAGAGGTCATCGCGGTGGCTTCGCAATCGGAAGAGAACAGCATCTTGGCTGACCTCCCCGTTATGGTTGCCGACCCCGCGCAGCAAGACCAAGTAGCCGAGCTTTTAATGGCTCAAGTGCCGGGGCTTAAAAAGCGACGAGCCAACAAGGTGATCAAGGAGTTGAGGGAGACCGGCGAGGCAGAGTTCCCCGTGCCTTACATCTGCCGCAACGAGCCTACGGTCATCGCGCTCAAACCATACGAGGATGTGTGCTTTGATCCATCCACGATTGATTTGCAAAAGGCTCGTGTGATTTTCCGCCGCCAACACATGACGGAAGTTGACCTTGAGTCGAAAATAATAAACGAGGGTTGGGATAAAAAGTTTGTGAAGGAGGCCCAGAACACTGCCGGTCGGCAGTTGAACATTTTGGAGACTGATTTGTTTTCCACCCCGACATCGAGCAGCAGCCTTGACCGGCGAGATCACTTGGTGGAGATCATCTGGGCGTACACGCGCCAGTTGAATGAGGATGGGGTTCCGGCCATCTATTGCACGGTGATTTGTCCCATGCTCGGTGGGCCGGACGAACAGCCCCTTCACGGAAAACATTTCATGTTGCCTTACGCACACAATCTCTATCCATTTGTGGCCTTCAAGCGAGAAACCGTCGCAAGGAGAGTGGTGGAGAGTCGTGGGGCAGCAGAGATTTGCAGCACATGGCAGACGGAGATTAAAGCCCAACGCGACTCGATCTATGACAGCACTAGCTTCGAGACATTGCCCGCACTGATGGTGAGCAAGCGTCTGGGCATGGCAAACAAAATCGGGCCGGGAGTGCAGTTGCCGGTAACCAAACCCGACGACTACAAATTCTTGCAGCCCCCGGCCAGACCTCCCAACACGGCATTTAATCTGATCGAGCATATCCAACTGCAAGCCGACGAGTATTTTGGACGGGCCAATGCGGGAATCCCTCCGGTGCAGACTCAGCTTAAACAGCAGCGCATCGTGAATGACTGGTTGCGCGGGTGGACGGAAATCTATCGCCAGATGTTTTCGTTGTGCATCCAATACTATGGGATGGACGAGCTAACCCGGATCACCTCCGCTCAAGCGGCGGAGAGCATCAGCCACGACGCTGATCGATTTGACTTCGTTCTCCGATTCACGGTGTCTGAGTTGGACAGTGATCTGGTGAAGGAACGACTCAGCACGATTGCCAACGCGATTGTGCCGTTGGATGTGATGGGGCGGATTGACCGGGGCAAGTTGGTGGAGAAGGTTCTGCGGTCGGTCGCACCGGAGAGTGCAGACGAGTTGATTGTGGACGAGGCATCGGCTTCCAAGCAGATGTATTCTTCTGTAAAACAAGAGATAGTGGCCATGTTGGCGGGGGTCGAGGCGACATACAGCGATATGTCCAACGATCCCTCTGCCGGATCGAAGATGCAATTCGCGCAAGAGATTGCCGGAAGCTCCCCCGGCGTCCAAGAGGCCATGCAGAGCAATCAGATATTTGGCGAGATGTTTAAAAAGTACATGCAGAATTTAGAGATGGGGGTTGTCCAACAACAGAATAAACAAGTGGGGCGAATCGGCGTTCAACCGATGGGGCCGCAAGGGGGGCCGCAATGAGAACACTGACCTTTTCAAGCATACTGAGCGGGGTGGCTCAACTCGCTGGTCTGGACAGAGACAATCTATCGACCGACGAGTTCAAGCGGATTCGTGACTTGGTTGATGGCCGGATGGGGCTGGCATGGGAGAGCGAATACTGGCCAGAACTAATCCGAGTGGAGTCAGCCGTGGTAACGTCCACCGACAGCGTGGAGACCGCGCCCGTACCGAGCACTGCCGGAGAGGTTCTGGAGGTTTACAACAAGAACCCTCGTGCGACGAATACTGCCGTTCCGGTTGCGTGGTCGCTGTACGAGGATGGCACGAGCCGCTACATCAACTTGCGCTCAACCGACTCTCCGGTTTATGTTGAGCATAGAATCATGCGACCCAACCTAACCGGCGACACCTATAGCAGCACCAGCACCTATAGTAGCGGAGACCAAGTTTATTTCGGGGGCCAGTTCTATGATGCGAACGCGAGTGTCGCGACGAACGAGAGCCCGACCAGTGCCAGCAGTTTGTGGGATGTGGTGAAGATTCCTTTTATATTTCAGCCCTATTTAATCCGGGGAACATTCGCGGACTATTTGAAGTCCACGGGCAACAACGAACTTTCCGCGCAAGCCGACTCGAATGCAGAGAGTGTAATGATGTTGGAGGCAGACAAACTATACCGCCAGCAAGGCCATGTTCGGAAATTAAATATAACAACTTATTGATATGACAAACGTACAAATAAAACAACACGACCTCGGCAACCGAGGGGGAGAGGTGATCTCCGACACCACAGCAACGACGGGCGATTGGTATATGATAACCAGCACAGATGACACCACCGCATTCACGACACTGACTGGGAATATTACGGGAGCCCCCACGCTAATGAAGAGCGGGGTAACAATCTACGGGCAATTCTCAGCCATCACGCTGAGTGCCGGTGAAGTGATCGCTTACAACCGATAATCGTCCGCACTGCGGCGGGCCAGAGAGGGGAACCATGCCAGATACCAAGATTACAGCTTTAACAGAGCTTACCGAGACTCCTGCATCTTCGGATGTCGTTGCCATCGTTGACATTTCCGCGACCGGCTCCGAAGACGCTGGCCAAGGGGCTGGCGGGACGACGAAGAGGGTCACCCGCGCCAACCTTGTTGGTGGCCTTGCGGCCAGCGGGGCCAACGCCGACATCACAAGCATGATTGGCTTGACCGACGACGGCATTCCGCTGGCGAAGGTGGCTAACGCTGCAAGCGATGGGGCCAATTCGGATATCACTTCGCTCACCGGCTTGACGACGGCATTGACTGCCGATCAAGGGGGCACGGGCAGTGATTCCTATGCGGTCGGAGATATTCTTTTTGCCGATACCACAACCACTCTGGATAAACTAACAGCCGGGGCAGACGGGGCCGTCCTTACTGCTGGCGGCGTAGGGACAGCCCCCTCATGGGGGTCTGCTGGGGCTGGCACGGGAACGGTAACAAGTGTGACGGCTGGGACGGGGATGACCCAGAGCGGGACATCCACGGTCGATCCAACGCTAAACGTAATCGGGGGCGATGGCATTACCGCGAATGCAAACGAGATCGAGGTGGCTGTTGATGATGCAACGATTGAACTCTCTGGCACTTCTGGGGCCGGTACAGTAAGGGCCAAGACTGCTGCCGTGACAAATGGGGCAGGAACCCTTGCCACTGGCGATCAGATTTATGACTTTGTAGCCTCTACAACAACTACAGCAGATGCGGCATTGCCTAAAGCTGGTGGTGCCATGACTGGTGCTATTACAACCAATAGTACATTTGACGGAAGAGATGTTGCGGCAGATGGGGCAACAGCAGATGCGGCATTGCCTAAAGCTGGCGGCACAATGACAGGCAATATTGTCATGGGCGGTACTGACACAGTTGACGGTGTGGATATATCAGTAAGAGATGCCATCCTAACCTCTACAACTACTACTGCCGGTGCAGCATTGCCTAAAGTTGGGGGTGCTATGACTGGTGCTATTACGACCAATAGCACATTCGACGGAAGAGACGTTGCAGCAGATGGGGCAACAGCAGACGCAGCACTGCCCAAAGCTGGCGGCACAATGACAGGCAATATTGTCATGGGCGGCACTGACACAGTTGACGGGGTAGATATATCAGTAAGAGATGCTATTCTAACCTCTACAACAACTACAGCAGACGCAGCACTGCCCAAAGCTGGCGGCACAATGACAGGCAATATTGTCATGGGCGGCACTGACACAGTTGACGGGGTAGATATATCAGTAAGAGATGC